TCCATTAGGCGTTCAATGTGGCGGCGGTGTTGGAAGCACCCCGCCAGCCACATCTACCCCAAAACCCCCAATTGTGCAAACCCAAGATTTTGGGGCGCCATCACTTGAGCACCCGAAGCTCTATCTCCGGATAGCACAAGCGGAACAAGGCGGCGCGCAAGGGGAAGTCCCTCACGATCATGCCCTTGATGTCTTCGGCAATAAGGCGCCCTCCCTCGCGGTAAACGAAGTCCGGTCGGTACTTCGCCTTATGCCCGTTGCCCATAACGATCGGCGTTCCGTTGGGTGCCAGGATATAAGTCGGCTCGATAACAAGAGCGTCGATCTGGCCCGCCCTAAGCAGCAGGTGCAACTCACAACAGCGCGCAGCCTCCCGCTTGGAGGCGTGGCGGTGACCGTGGCCACATTCCGTTGGCCTTGCGCCAAACTTGTTAGGACGGGCCATAGCGATCAATCCAGACCCAGCGCGGCGCAGTAGGCGTCTAGCACTGCCTGCATTTCCCGGCGGTCGTCGGGCTTCATGCGGCGCAGGCGGACGATCTGGCGCATGATCTTGGCGTCGTACCCTGCTGACTTGGCTTCGTTGTACGTGTCTTTGATATCGTCACTGACACCCTTTTTTTCTCCCTCAAGTCTTTCCACACGTTCCAGCAGAAGACGCAGGCGATCATCGGTCGTTTCGGTCATATTCAGTCCTTCGGTTCAAGAATTGAGAGAGGGGGCAGGCCAAGCAGCTGGCGCAGTTCACGCGTTTTAGCCTTGACCAGTTCCCTGTTTGAAAGCCCGTTGCGCGCCTGTGTCGAAAGCACTTTGGCCGCTTCGGATGGTGTGATTTTGCGTCGAAACCACTTCATGTGATAGTTCCTTTTGCGATATTCCTTTCGTGCAGTTCCAGTATGATCCTCCTCCTATCTGGGGCACGATACCCCATGTTTCTTAGCTTGAGATTGTTCGGGCGAAGGTAGTCAGGGCACCATGCCTGCTTAAGCGCTTGGGCTGACATACGCTGGCTAAAGTCAGGGGCTGCCATTTGTGACGCGACACCCTTAAGCCAGAGCTTACCCTCCCTGCATACCCTCCGGCCTGTGCATGACTTGCAAAGCCCGCCCTTATTCCTGCGGCTGATCTCTGCACCGCATTCGGCACAGGTGCGGATCATCGCGAAAGATACTGGCGCAGCAAATCCAACGTGCTTTCGCGCGGAGCGGGTCCGTCACCCTTCATAAACCGAAGGATTGTAATGTAGTGCAACCCCGTGGCATCAGCCACTTTGCGCGGGATGCGATCGGCAAGGCGCTCTCGAATTTCCTGCTCGTTCATGATATTCTCCATTGACGTGAGCTAACGATAATATACATTGCACAGCATAGCAACGGAGAAAAACACAATGACAGAAACAGGCATCATCGGGGCACTGGCCGCCGCCCTGCCGAAGCTGGAAGGGGCGAAAAAGAACGCCAATAACCCGCACTTCAAAAGCAAGTACGCAGACCTCGGCGCGATCATTGACGCGCTTGAACCTATCGTGGAGCATGGGCTTTGGTATCGCCAGCAATCGCACGATAGCGACAATGGTGCGATGGTCGAAACGTTCTACATTCACACCAGCGGCGAGGAAAAAAGCGCGGGGACGCTGTTTATGCCCGCCACGAAAAAGGATGCTCAGGCGTTTGGGTCTGCACTGACCTACGCACGTCGCTATGGCCTGCAATGCGCGTTCGGGCTGGCTACCGAGGATGACGACGCCAACGCAGCGGTTGCAGGCGCTAAGCGTGAACCTACCCAGCGTCAGGAGCTTGCCCGCCAAGGCCCGGTGAATGACGCCGAATGGGGCATCCTTACGGACCTGATCCAGCAGACGAACAGCGACACAAAGGCGTTCTGCACAGCGTTTAAGATTGGCAGCGTAAAGGATATGCCCGCCGCGCAGTTTGAACGGGCGCGGGCGATGTTGAACAAGAAGCTTAAGGATATGGCCGGTGCATAATATCTACTTGGATTTGGAAACCGTGCCGTGCCAGTCGCCCGAATATCGGGCCAAGGTGCGGGAGAATATCAAGCCGCCAGCCACGATCAAAAAGCCTGAAAGCATCATGGCATGGCTTGAGGAGAACGCCGAAACTGCAACGGACGAAGCGGTGGCCAAGACCAGCTTTGACCCGGCATTCGGGCACATTTGCTGCATCGGCTATGCTGTCGGTGACGGAGAGGTTAAAAGCCTGTCAGCCGAAACCGTCGAACAAGAGACGGACATCATCCGCGCATTCTATGCCGACCTGCCGCAAATGGGGCTGGCCTGCTTTATTGGTCACAACGTCGCCGGGTTTGATATGCGGTTCATCCTGTGCCGGTCAATCGTGCTGGGCATCCGCATTCCCAAGATCATACCGCGCGATATCAAGCCGTGGTCGGATACCATTTTCGACACGATGACTTCATGGGCGGGGGCGCGTGGAACAATCAGCCAGGATCGCTTGTGCGAGGCGTTGGGACTTTCGGGCAAGGGTGACTTTGACGGATCAATGGTCGCGCAGGCATGGGTTAATGGCGAACACGAACGGATCGCAGCATATTGCAGGTCAGACGTTGAAACCGTTCGCGCAATTCATGGCCGCTTCCTTGCGGTTGGATATTAAGGGGAATTGATATGAGTGACCTTTCAAAAGAGCAAAGCGCGATTATCGGTGCAGCGGCATATTTTATGCCTACAGGCGCATGGGTCGCAGGCGGCGCATTGACTAGCATTTACACAGGCCAACCAATTAATGATGTTGATTTATATTTTAAAGACGAAGCAAGTTTCCGATCCGCTGTAGAACAGGCATATGACGATGGCTTGTGGTGCGTGGCCAAAACCAGTCGCGCGGTCACATTCGTGTATGGAAGCGCAGTCATACAAATGATGCATTTTAAATGGTTTACTGATCCATCTGCTATTTTCGACAGTTTTGATTTTACATGCTGCATGGCTGCGATGGATTGCGAGACAAAAGAAATTGTCATGCATGATGATTTTCTCAAACACGCATCACAGCGCTTCCTTAAATTTCATGCAGGGACTTCCTTTCCGTTTGGAACGGTTGCCCGTGTCCTGAAATACCAAAAGCGCGGGTACACCATTGGCTCTAATGAGATGCTGCGTATTGCGCTTAAATGCTCAACCGTACCAATCACATCGTGGGATGGGCTAAAGGAGCAAATCGGCGGGCAATATGGTGAAGCTGTAGCCATTAATGGCGATGGAGATTTCAGCATTGACGCTGCAATTGATGCAATGAACGGAATGGAAATTATAAAAGCCAAACCGGACGAAATGCCGGGAACCGCAGAAAAGCTCTTTCAATCAATTTTTGGAGAATAACACATGGCCGGCTCAGTCAACAAAGTGATTATCGTGGGCAACCTTGGGGCCGATCCTGAGGTTAAGTCATTCCAGAACGGCGGGCGTATTGCGAACTTGCGCATCGCCACGTCGGAAAGCTGGAAGGACAAACAATCCGGTGAACGCAAAGAGCGCACCGAATGGCACAGCGTCACCGTGCAGGGAGACGGGCTTGTCGGCGTGGTAGAACGGTTCCTTCGAAAGGGTTCAAAGGTCTACATCGAAGGCAAGCTGCAAACCCGCAAGTGGCAGGACCAGTCTGGCAACGATCGCTATTCGACGGAGGTTGTCGTCGGCATGGGTGGGGCGCTGACTATGCTGGACGGGCCGCAGGGGGGTAATTCAGGTGGGCAGGCGCGCCGGGAACCTGATGGTTCACGTGGCCACGCGCAGACGTTCGCGGATGATGATCTATCGGATGAAATTCCTTTTTAACGGAATGTCTTGCTGACATCCCTTTATTGTGTATAGTGGTGCCATGGAAAGAACATGCAACATCTGCGGCACCACTTCCGCAAAGTCTGAATTTTACAACAGCATGACTAGTCGATGTAAGGACTGTCACAAAAAAAAGACACGTCAAAATCGCGCGCAGAAAGTCGATTATTATAGGGCTTATGACGCGGCTAGGTTCCAAAAAGACCCAAAAGTGAAAGAACGTCACAAGCGCTATCAAGCAACGGAGGGTGGGAAGGCTGCTTCGCAAAAAGCTCGGGAAAAATGGCTTTCAAACAATCAGGTTAAGAGGGCCGCTCACATTATTCTTGGTAATGCAGTAAGAGATGGCCGGATGGCTAAACCTAAAACCTGTCAGGTTTGTCACGCTGGTGGCCGTGTTCATGGGCATCATGATGATTATGCAAAGCCTTTGGATGTTATATGGTGCTGCCCTAAATGCCACACCGAGATACACCGAAAACTTAACGAGCAAAAATAGCCGAAGCTGCTTAATTGTTAAAAGCCCAGAAACTGCACCTAATCACAGGAGAATTATATGCTGCCGCTGCGCCTCGCAAAGAAACCCAAGCGCGAAAGCCGGTGGCGCTCCCAAAAGCATTGCAACTTCGTTCGGAGCCACGCCTGTTCGGTTTGTGGCTCCGATGTTGCAATCGAGGTGGCGCACGTCCGTATAGGATCGGGGGCTGGGCTGGGTCAGAAACCGGACGACTGGCATAGCGTGTCGCTCTGTAAGGGATGCCACCAGGCCCAGCACACAAAAGGCGAGCGGACATTCTGGGATGCGTTCAACCGTGAAAGCGGGTTGACGTACCTGGATATGATCAACGCATTCTGCAAAGCGTCCCCATGCGCGCAGGAGATTGCCAAGATAAGGGCGGACCGATGAGTGCGGACAAACCACCCCTGCTATTTGAGGCACATCTAGGGATGCTTCGCCCGGCCAATCGCGCAGCCGAGGAGGCTATGCGAGAGGTGCGGGGCAAGGTATCGGTCACGATGAAGGGCGGCGTTGCTAATCAGCGCCGCCGTTCTTTATATTGGGCAGTCGCCCATTTGGTCGTGCCATTGCTAAACGATCGGCATGGCCTAACGCTATCGGAACAGGATTTGCACGACATCACCCGCGCCAAGCTACGGCTATGCGATGAAGTCGTTTTGCCCAGCGGCGAAGTCTATCGAAAACTTCACTCGACTAGCAATCGCGCTATGAACGAAGCAGACCGGGCGGCGTTCACTGATAGGGCGCTTAACCTGTGGTCCACATGGATCGGCGTTGACGTGGCCACATTGCGTCACGAAGCCGAATTAGCCGCCTGATGCCACGCAACAACGGAAAAATGCCCGCCGTCACTAGAGGACGGCGGGTTCGTATTCGTTTCGTCAATGGGTTTGATAGCGCCAGTTACGATCCGCCGCACTGGCCTGCGGAAAGTGTGCGATGGGATATATCCGACCCGCCACACCATTCCGACGTGGCATTCTGGAAAGTGGAGGCCTAGCCCTCCCGTAACCCCCGATCGATCATTTCCGCCTGCGCCTCCAGCATCTTGGCGATAACGCGCATATCGTGCGCAACGTCATCCTGGGGGCGTTCGTGCGCGCCGTGGGCTAGTTCAGTGATGCGTGCGAGGATGTTTTCGAGTGCGTTGGTCATTGGTTTATGCTCTCCAAAATAGCGTTTCCGATAAGTTCGGGAATTTGCGGGACTACGGCGTTTCCGAGGGACTTAAGTCTGTGTGCCCGGTCGGGAACCCCATGAGCCACTCGACCCACGTCGGGTTCAATTGCCCACTGTCTGGCGACACGACCATGGAAAGCATCAACTGCTTTCCTTTGGATAAGCGGCGCTGAATTGCAGGCATCCCAATATGGCCCCTGTCGCGATCGTCGCTTGCTGATGGTGTCGGCCAGAAAGCTACAGCTTCCTCCAACCGGCTGTTCCATGCGCCCCGCGCCCTTAGTGTCGAAATATCCTCGTTCATCGCGCCAGAACTGCGCGGCGTAGGCAATAATCCAGACCCGGTCGCGTCGGTGAGGCGCACCAACGGCGGAAGCTGGTATGCAATGCCACTCCGCATCATACCCGAGCGAGGCCAAGTCTCCGAGAACGTCTCCAAGCCCTCGACCAAGCAATGCTGCGACGTTTTCCACAATGACAAATCGGGGTGCCAGTTCGCCAACCAGACGGGCGATTTCGGACCATAGCCCTGAGCGCTCCCCAGCGAGTCCGGCCCCTTTCCCTGCGGTGCTGATATCTTGGCATGGGAACCCCCCACAGATGACATCAACGGCAATTCCATCGGCAGCAAGTTGCTCTGCGGTAAGTTTTCGCACGTCTCGATAGCAGGGGACATTGGGCCAGTGCTTTGCGAGGACACGGCGGGGGAACTCTTCAATTTCGCAGAATGCGACCGTTTCGAAGCCATTTATCTCTCCATCATATTTTGATCGTTCAAGGCCTAGTGAAAAGCCGCCGATGCCTGAAAACAGGTCTAGGACACGAAGCTTCACCGCGCCCTCCTATGCTTGCAACCCATATCCCCGCGCGTTCCGCAATAAAAGCACGGGTCACGATCTACGCGGGTAAGGCTGTCTTGGTCTACGTTGTAATCACGGTGGGCGTAATGCATCCACCGGGCGGAAAGGGGTTTTTGTTCGTATGGCGGCATCGCCCTAACCTCCTGCATGATGCTTGATGAGTTCACCCACCATAGGGTTTCGCTTGATGTATTTCGGGGTCTGATCGCGCAAGTTCATGATGCTTGAATGATGGCGGCCAAGCCTCCGGCCAATCGCCCCTAGGGATAGGCCCTTGCTGAGCATGACCTGCACCATGACTGCCCGCGCAGCGGTATCCCTGTGCAGTCGGCTTCCGCTAAGGATGCCTTCAACGGGCAGCCCCAGCTTATCGGCAACATCCTTGGCCAGTTCAATCGTGGCGTTGTTCAGTACCGGCTTTTTATGCTTGGCATACACCACCGGCTTGCCCGCATTGATATGCGCCACGATGTCGGCGGACCTTATTCCACGGGCGCGCAGTGCATCATAATCACCCCATTTATCCATGGGGACTAGATAAATATTCCCACGGTGCCCACCACAACGCGGAGTTTTCGACTTCCAGGATAATTCAACACCGCATATTTCACATAGCAGCCGGGGCTTTTCCCGCGAACGGCAATAGCATGTCCGGCAATATCCGGTGACGTTCTGTGCTGAGATCGCAGCATCACAAACCTTGCAGTTTCTCACATTTCACCTCGCAACAACGCTGCCTGATTGGCGCCGAAATGGGCCTTGCACATGCCATACTTGGCGCGAGGGTCACGCATGGTCGTGCAACCCTCATGGGCGCATGGCTCTTTGCGGCTGGTCTGGACGGGGTTGGCGGCCCATGCCTTGCGCTTTTGGGCCTTGTCGCATGTTCGGCATATCGTGTAGCCATTAGAACGAATGCGCGTGTTTTCCTCGTCCATGGGATGCCCGCAGCGAAAGCGGTAGACCTTCGTTCTTTGTGCCTTGATCACCGCAACGCGCAGAGCCTCCGAACCTTTACGCATGGCGCTGAAGTGGTCGAAGTCCTGTTCACGCAGAGCCTCGTGCGTGATGGTGTAGCTCGATACGGTTTTCCATTCGTCCGCGATCATGCCACCCGCTCCTGCAAAGCCGCGTGGAGCCGTTCCAGGAGCTCCCGGGAGCCTTTGCGCATGGCCTCTTCGTGCTGATCGTCCAGCCGATCGATAGCCTTCTCATGGCGGTAATACTTGAGGCGGCTGTCTTGCAGGTATTTTGAGAGATTGTCAGCCATCACGCAAAGCTCCACACAAGCGCGCCAACAAAGGCCCAGCCGAGGACCGCCAGCCCGGTGATGATGGCGGCCCGCTCGCGTGGCGTGTAGTCACACACAGGGCAGGCCTCCTCGTCGTAAAAGCCGTGGGCGCAGGGTTCGTCGAAGGGGGTTTCGGTCATGCCCGCGCCCTCCGAACGATAGGCGACAGGTCCGACGCAGACAGCGCGCCGTGCGTCAATTCCTCGATAGCCAGTGCCAGTGCAGGAGGCCATGCAACGCTGTGGCGCAGGTGTGACAGGCGACCGGGGGAAATGCCCAGTCCTTCGCATAGCTGGCTGCGTGTCAATGATCCGGGGCGCTTGAGGTATTCGGTCAATGTCATGTGATGTTCTCCGTTGTGATGGCCCTTCATAT